CTATACATAGCATAATAAGGATCGGTTCTTTTACCATCCTTTTCGATTGATAATTGTAGTGCTCTTTGTATATTTGTAACAGTTTGACCCCACGCTAATTCATATTCGCTAACAAAAATACTAGGAACCTCATCTGTACTACCCCCAATTTTCCAAGGAAAATCGGTTAATACGTTTATAAGACCGTCTGTAGGAACTGCTTTACTTTGAGTAAAAGTCCCAATTCCCGGTATGGTTGTGGATTTTTCGGTTATACTAAAAAGTGCGAAATCATTTATATAAGACATATCAACAAATCCTTTCCGCTGTAGAGGCTTTCCACCAATCAGTTCTCAAATCAAATATAGGATCTCTTTTTCCACTTGTATATGAATCATTTGAATCGTTATTACTCACATTAGATATATTAACATTACTTACCGGAGTGCTTATAATTGATCCTTCTTGAGAATTATCTTTCAATTCCCTTAATCCTGCTAATAAAACATTTGTAAATTCACCTAACTGTCTATTTATATTTTCTTCTATTATACCGCCACGTTTTAGCGCATACACATCATCACCTTGATTTAAATATGTTCTCGTATTGTTTTCGGGGTTATAGTAATACTTTCCTTCTGATATATTAGAAATATTAGAGAATGGACTATCGGAAGAATCAAAAAAATCATCGGCTTTATTTTCCTTAACTTTAAATTTTTTAAGTTGGTCTAATTCAGAAACAGCATTCAAATATTTGGTTCTTGAGTTTTCAGTGATTTCTTCTAAATCTTTTTTATTATCAAAATTATCCCACCATTTCATAGGATTATAACCAACTTCATATGTATCCAAAGTTTTTTTATTAGATTCGTATCTCTCTTTTTGGTTTTTTATCTCTTCTAATAATTTTTTTTCTTCTTCTTTATATTTTTTGGTATAATCTGCTTCATCATTATTGGTTATAAATTCTTCTTTATACCGTTCAAACGCTTTTTTCTCGGTTTCTTGTCTTGAATCTTTTCTAGAAATTTCTCTTTCGTTTTCAAAGGTTTGTATTTCATCGGATTTATCATTAGATTCTAAATATTCTGTAAGACCTAACCATTCAGCAACTTTATCTCTGAACCCAAATGCGGATGGAAAAAGAGATAAAAATTGTTTTGCAAAATTTTTCTTCATTTTTTTTCGGAAAGTATCAAAATCAAATGTTTTAACACTGCCATCTGTTGCTGTTACATTAGAGGAATCATACAAGCTTTTCATAAATCCTGTGACAAGCCCAAGACCGGGTACACGTTCTAATTTTGAAAGTGCTGTACCGTAATCACCGTCATTTATTAAAGCGGATAACCCTTCCCCTATATTTACGAACATTTCAAAAAATGGTATGTTTTTCAACATTCCGGTAAATTTATCCATCCAATTGGCGAATAAATTTGTTTTGTTTGCGTTTCTTTCTTCTTGGGTAGAGCCTTCAGTATTCCAATCAAGCATCCCGTTTAATACATCTAAGCCTATAGAAACCGCCGTGCCTACACCGGGAAACAAATTAGCAAAAGCAGATCCTATATTAATACACATACTTGTGTAATCTCCTTTTTCAAAATCTTGCAAAGCGAACCAAGCACTAATACCCGATCCGACAAAAGGAATAAATCTTAAGGTTGTTTTACCAATTCCGCTTAAAAATTTACCACTGATTCTAGGTAAAAAAGATGCCATTTTACCAAGAATTGTACCAGATTCTTTTTCTACGGCAATCTCTGCTAATTCTGTTGCTCCTTTTCCAATGCCCTCACAGCGATCATAGAACCAGCCTTAGCTGTATCAGCACCAGCTTTAACAACATCTCCCGCAATATTAGCACCAGCTTTTGCTGCCTTTGCAGTATCAGCCAATGCGGTAAATGCTCTTTTTGCTGCTATATCCATATTATCTATCACATCAGCAAATGTTTTAAATACTTTTCCCACATTATCAAGAATAACGCCTTTTAATAATAACCCAGTTTCAACAAACCATTTTGCTGTATTTTTGAAAGGTTGATCAATTCTTCCTAAAATCTCATCAAAATCTTTAAAGGTTTTGCCCGTTTTTTCTTCTAACCAAGGTTTTATGAAATTATCCCATATAGGCCCAGCCAAAAGCATTAAAATACCCGCGCCTAATAAAAAACTAGAAAATCCTCCAAATATATCATTAAGCCATGAAGATTTATTTTTTTCGCTAAATGGATTGATATCATCTTTTAAATTTTGAAGGTTTGATAAATTAAATAATCCGGAAAATAATTCAGATGCAAATAAATCTGAAAATAAATTTTTAAATTGATTTATAGTTTTTTCGGACAATGAAATTTCAGGAATACTTTCTCCTATTTTTTTCTGCTCCAATCCCATATTACCACCACCGATATTATTTTCGCTTAATGATGGTAATATATCAGATAACATTTTATCGAACATTGAAAAATAAGTTGAGGTGAAAGATTTTATACTAAAAATAGAATCATTTATTTTTTCTAATAATGTTCTGTTTGATGAGGTTTCTTCGATTAATACTGTTATATTATTGGTAAGCTCATCAGAAAAATCCTTTGGTGTAAAATTTTCAACTTTAACTGGTTCTAATTTTTCGGCTAAATCCTGATTTATATCAAAATCGACAGGAATACTTCTAGATTTTAATTTTGAGGATTTCCTTTTTTTAGGTTTTTCTTCTGTAATATTTTCATCAACATTTAAATTGCTTTCTATTTCAGAATATTTTTTTTGTAATTTATCATTTAAACTTGTAACATCTATGTTTTTTAAAAAATTAAAATTGGAAAAGTTTTCTCCCAATTTGGATTTAAAATCATTCAACTTACCGCCAATATCAATGCTAGAATTTTGAAAGATTTGATTCAATCCAGATATAAAACTCATACCAATATCTGAAAAATTATTGGTAATTTTATTAGAATGATCATAAACATTTTGTGAAAATTGTTCAAGAGTTCTATTAATATTCTGCTGTATAACCTGAACCTTGCTTTTATCAAGAATATTGCCAATAATATCTGTACGAGAATTTATATATAAACGATCATTACTGTTTTTTGATATTTCATCTCCTAGTTTTGTATATAAATTTTTATATTTATCAAATAAAGGGTTTACAATTTCTTTTTGAAATTGATCACGAATAATAGATAATTGGTTATCATCAAATATGATATTTGATATATCCGGATTATTACCAAAAATATTGTTAAAATCAAAATCAGCCATTTTAAATATTTATGGCTGGGAAGTTTGTTAACCGATAAAAAACAAAGGATCTATCTTTACTAAAACGGTTTGATCTTCGTGTTTAACTGTTAAAAATTCATCTATTGTCTTTTTCCATTCCGATACAATATTTAAAACATCTTGTATCAAACTAGCTGGCATTCTTTCAACCAATTTCATTCTTTGTTTGAATGTTAAGGTTGTTAATTCTATAACATTATCATCAATCTTAAGATTTTTAATAGATTTTGCCAATTCTCCTATAAAAGCATCAGATATAATAGTTTGTATATCATCCGTATTTTTAATGTCTTCGGCTTTTTTATTATCAATTAAAACCGTATCATCATATAATTTTTCTTCTGAAATATAACTAGGATAAATTGTTATTGAAATATTATTGTGTTTTAATTCAGATTCTTTTGGATGTATATATGAAGTTTTTAATTTTTCTATTACATCTGAAATATTAACATCAATTTTATCATTGTTATTTTGTATTTTTATTACATTTGAGATTTTTTCTCTTAATTGTAAACAAATCAAAATTTTATCTAAGATAGTAAATTTTGAAATATCTTCAGAACAATTATTTTGGATTATATCATAAATAGCACTATTAAATTTTTTGCTATAGATGCTGGTATCCATTGAACCGGATAAAATTTGTTTTTGCTGGAAAGCGTTTATTTCATTGAATTTTATAGTTTTATTCTCAGAAGGAACCCAAACATCAAATGAATAATTGTTAGCAAGTTGTGACAATTCATTGAGGGCTTTATTAAAATCTAAAATATTATCTTCCATATATATTATTTATAACAATTTAAAATTATTCAACATTATTCCATGGAAAAAGGATTTGCCCCACCACCGGATTTTTGTTTTTGTTCCGCTATATAAAAATTTAAATATAGTTTTCTTTCTGTCGGAGAAACTTTCATTAGATATTCCGAATTCATGTCAGAAAGAAGATATAGTTCTCTATGTATGCTTTCTATATCATAAAGACTAAAAATTTTGATTATCTCTATATAAGAATCACTGTATATATTCAATTTAAAATTTTTAAAAAAATCTATATTAAATATATTAATATTTTCAAAATTTTGAAATATTTTAAATATGTTTTCCTTTATTTTTACGATCAAAGAAACAGGCAATTGGTTATATAACATTTCCCTTTGTTCGTAGGTTAGATTTATAAATTCTATATTGTTTACTGTTTTTATAAAAAGATAAAAAGAATTGATAATATCTATTGTATTGTTTTTACTATTAAATACTTTTTCAAAATCTTTTAAACAAGGAAATCCAATATTTACAATAAACTTATCGGTTTTTATGTTTAAAAGACTCATATCCAAACCATTAAATATATTTTTTAATATATCATTAAGATTTAAATTTATCTTTGCATTCATACCGTTAACTTCGGTTATTAATTCCATAGAAGGACCATTACTGATAATTCTATTTTTTATAATAAAAAATAAAAATTCTATTAGATCTATACACTCAAAATCTTCTTTATTTTTTACAATCGATTTATATATTTCCTTGATAAATTTTATATATTCTACTTTATCATTAAAGGTTAAACGAGATTTTGATATATATAATTGATCTTTGGTTGATATTTCTTTATAATTTGTTTTTATTTTTGAATACGGAAATTCTAAAAAATAATCGTAATATTTGTCATCCATACTATATTAAAACTTATAATCCCCCAAGGAACCCCAATGGTGTGTCATAATTCGTTTTTTTGTCTATATAATTAGCCGTATCACCTTCCGACACCGAATATTTATCATATACAAAATTTACCTTTTGAATCTTTAATGCATCCGCTTGATGACTATAAGATTCTTGACCTATATTGATAGGCACAACATTTTTATAACTAAAAATTTTTCTAGGAACCATAGAAGTATATGGTCCGGTTTTAGCAAAGAAAAATATATCAACCTGACCACATTTTACATTTTTAGGCGAATCGCTCGGTCTGGCTACTAATCCATAATATGAGGCCAATATTAACCAAGGTCTTATGAAAAAATCAACAAAAGATCCATTTGTTTCTAAAAAATCAATAGATAAATTGTCATAGGATGCTCTAGTATCGCTTGTAGCAGGGGCCATAAACCCTCCATAAGAAAGCCCTCTATTTTGAGCACTGACGGTTTCTCTAGGCGTATTAACTTGTTTGGCAAAGGCACAGCCCATCATACTATCCAAAGAATATTGAAAGGTATCGCTAATCAATTTATTTTTGGTTTTAGTGCTATACTTCCAATTCTGACCATATTCAAAATTATTTAAAGCGTTTTGAAAATTTTGAGATAGTAAAGGAAGACTATCAAAATGGAAAAGTACTAGCCATTGTGACGGTAAAACTGGATTTCCCGCCCATGAACCAAGAATTTCTCCCAAATAATATTCATACGAGCTAGATGCCATATAAATATTTATTCAGTGTGCTATATTATTAGCGGGATATTCTCCAATACTGATAAGCCATATTAACCTGTTGGGTTATGATCTCACCGTTTTGGGTTATATCAAGATTTATAGCACCTAATGATTTACAATAAGCACCGTAAAAGGTATAGGTTCTGCCTTGAATCTGGCTACCGCTTTTATCGAGAAGAGCCATAACAAGTTGATTATCTTGACCTTTATTTGGTATATTATAAGCACCAGTAGAAGTTTGATCATTGAAAACTAAATGTGTCCAATCTTCAAATTTTCTACGGATAGAAAAATTTTGAGGCATTCTGAAAGTAAGCTGCCAGTTGTCGGAACCAGTATACTTGGCCGTACCGGGTACGTTGAATTGCAACCCCATAAATGGAGTTGGGATATTTGTGATTTCACGGCCGGGTAGGGTGGTGGTTGTTACATATAACAATTCGGTTTCCGAGAATTTTGTTCCCCCTAAAGAAAGAATTCTGAATAAATTTGTACGAGCAAAATCATTAGTAGAGATTGTATCGTAAAAATTCTCGATGCCAAGAGTTGTAAACAACCCAGTTGATATATTGTTTAAAGTTTCGTTTGCCATATAATTATTTATCTTTTTATCCGATTATTTCTTGAAAATCTACGCCAGTTCTAGTAGCGATAAAATCAGCCAATATAAACTCAGCAGTTCTCACGGGTTGAATGTAAATAGATACTTTCAATTCGTTGTTATCAATTACATCAGGAGTATTATTTCTTTCATCGCAAATAATTTGATAGTTATAAACACCATCATTAACCTTTGCTTGTTCGAAAACTGGTGTAATAGCACCAACTAAACGTGTTCTGGTTGATATAGAATTAGGTTCAAACAAGAAGAATTTTAGTACGCTTTGTGTAGATTTTTCTAAGTATAAGAATAATCTTCTTACATTGATTCTATCGAAAGCTGATGGCTTCTTGTAAAGGGTCTTTTGACCGTATATTACGAATCCATCGGCGGGGAAGAATGCAATCGGATTAATGTTTATTTTATACAATAAATCTCTTTGTTTTTGTGTAGTAACTACACCAATGTCGGTTACTCCTGCTAAAGTTCCACGATTAAATCCGGCTGGAGCACTCCATTGGAAATTTACTCTATCACTAGCAACCATATTACCAGCAACAAAGCCGGATGGTGGAACCCAAACTTGTGTATCGGATGCAGCATCATTAGTTTTTAACCAGTTACCGTAAACTGCTGCATAAGAAGTTTCAACACCAGCAAATAAATTTTTAAGAGGCCAGTACACATTATTGGAGAAATTAAAATCTCTGCGTTTGGTTATTTTGTAATCTTTTCCGGTTACATAAATATAACGTAGACCATCTGCCAAGAAAATATGATCTTTTCTTGTTTGTTGGGCGAAAGAAACAAATTTATCTGCGACAGAAAGATAATCATCTCTGACTCCTGCAACTATACTGTTGTCGTTTGTATATAATATATCAACATTAACAGGATAGGTATCATCAAAAATTTGTTCGTCTGTATATTTTTCTTTACGTGCTTTAAAACCAGTCCAAATTGTTCCCAATCCAGATTCGGTAATGATATCAACTTTGATGTCATCATTAACCTCAAGATTTCTTAAGGCTCTTTCCAATTTCTTAGGAATATTACCAATACTTTTAGAATCTTTATTGCTTTCTGATGTATAAACACCTATAGAATAAGCATTTTTAGCTTCGTCAGCAATTCTTATAGTTTTTGATGGTTTTCCGCTTTCATTAACCCATTTACCAGATTTAGCCAAATATGGGTTTACCATAACTCTAACGTTAGCAGAACTATTATTTACTACATCTTCAACGAAAAATGTTTTTGGTTTTCCGCCATTAGGATCGTTTTGGGTTCTTTTTTGATATAATGAACCACTATATCCTTCAGATAAAATATAATCAAGTGTTACTGTATCTTTATTGTATATAGAAGAACGAATTTTAAATAATCCGACCACTAAACTATCAGTATAATCTTGACCAGAAAAATCAAATTGATTCGGTAAATTTTCTAGTGCTTCTGAGATACTTCCGGTTCCATAAGTACCCGACAATGAAGTAACCTTAAACGAAAATCTAGAATTTGGTACAGTTGATGCCAATTGATATTCATCCGATACAATGTCATTAAAGGCTTTAATAGATTGAATAGAATCAAAATCAGTAGAAGGATTTACGTTAGAATTATCAGCAAGTGCTAAATAATACCCTTCGAATAAATCGTTCAAGGTTGTTTTTGCTGTGTTTATTACTACAATACCAGATTTTCCAAGATCACCGTAGTTTTCAATGTTTACAGATAATTCTGGTGCATCATCCCACTCAACACCACCCTCCAAAGTAGATTCATATTGTTCTTGGGTTAATAGAATAGAATAAGGGGCCTGAACATTTAAGTATTCAGAATCATCATAAGTTACAACATCAGCACTAAAATTATAACCAGTTACAACTTCTACTATAGTATTATTATAACACGCAGAAATACTTCTTTCTGATGCAGTATAGTAATTTGATTTTATTGTGCTTGTGCTATAGGTTCCTAAAAATATTGGAAATGTTGGATATAAAACATTTGTATTAATACCATAACCAGTTACAACGTTTACTATAGTATTATTATAAATTGCAGAAATACTTCTTGATGTATTTTGATATTTTGTTTTTGTTTCAGTATAAGTTCCTAAAAATATTGGATAAAAATCGATGTTATTAGCAGAACTTAAAGCAATAATACCATTATCAGCACTCAAATTAGCGGTAAATAAAGTGCTATAACCAGAACTTAAAGCAATAGTTCCATTATATGTACTTAAATCAGCAACCAAAGTGCTAATCTGTGTTTCTATCGGATAAACTGTCGCACTATAGCTATTAGAAAATCCAGTTCCTTCTTCAGCACCATAAGGCAAACGAGAAACCAAAAGATTTCCGTTGTTATTTAAAACTTGTTTAGCGGAATGATACAAATATCTTTCTGCTGCATTTTGAGGTTGACCGTAAACGTCTTCGAATTCCGTTACCGATCCGATATTGATAATTTCGTCGGATGGGCCTTGTGGAGTAAAACCAGCCATGAAAACATTTGTTTCTCCTGCTGGACGAGCTATTACACTCAAATCGATTTCATTAATTTGTACACCTGGTGAAGCTATAGTTCTTGTTGCCATAATTTATATAAATTACTTATCATTTTTAAATACCATTTTTATTTAAATGTAGAAAAATAACATAATAAGATAAGTAATTTGAAATATGTCTCAATTTAATGATACAGTAAAAGAAATATTGGAAGAAGCCGGAAAATGTACAGGTCCGACTAAAAAAGCCCATTCCGATAGAAAAGGGAAAAAATGGACCAAATGCGCAAGACAATCTGATGGTTCATATAAAAGAATTCATTGGGGACAAGCTGGCGTTAGAGTAACA